ATCTGTTGTCCCCCACGAACACTCAATTCATTATTGCCCGCATCGTTGAGATCGGTTCTTTCGTGAAGCTTTTCAGCTAACTTTTTAATTCTTTCAAATGTGTCATCGGGTATCGTATCAATACCCATAATTAACGGATTAAAAAATGCATATTTCATTGTACTTTATCCTTACTTAACTTGTATATCATTATAGCACGGTCCAGGGCCTTTTGTAAAGTCACATTGGTTTTTGCTTCTCGCCGAATTTCACCCCAGAGTTTATTTTCCATTATGTGATCGCGGATTGGTCTGCCATCACCTGTTCGTGGATCAAACTTTGGATCCTCGTGATCATAATCCCATCCTACTACTGTACGTGTATTTGGATCTGCGCCGAATTCTCTGGCATAGACTACATTATCTACACGTTCGTGTATATACTGTGTATTAGGTTTAAGACTGCCCATATTATAATATCTTACTTAGATCAATGATTTCGCTTTGTCTACTAATTTCCTTGCAAAAATAAACACAATCTGGCTTATCGCCTTGGAACAACGGAGTCGATAATAGTTGATTATTTTTCATCTTAGGAAAGTACCATTTAACATCATTGTAAAAATTTACAATTTCTATTTTTTTAAATTCAACTCTAAACGAGCTTAGTGGATTAAAACACAGTGCTTCAAAGCCACGGTCGTTTAAACTTGTTAATGGTAAAATTTCAATATCACAACCACTTGAACTATCACCTACTGCTATGTGCCAATCTATAGGCATAGTAACTTGATGTCCGCCTATATTGAGAACCATTGCTGGTGCGTTAAATGATTCTAAAAATATCAACGGCATAAAGAAAAAATCTGGTTCTTTAGGATCACTATTGTCTAGCACCGCGAATCTACATTCTTCGTCTACTTCTTCTGGAAGATTATCCAGTAAAAATGTTTTATTTTCTAATGTTAATATTTGCATATTCCTTATGTATTCCTGTTTATAATGGACTTGATTTTATTATAACCGGTATTTTGACTGAGTGAAAAATCCCATCTATCAAATTTCTCTGCAAATATTTCCGGAGTCATAATATCAAGTTTTAGATCCCAATCCCGTTCTATCAAGGGCACAAGTTGTGCCAAAGGTGTTCCACCTCTAATTGTTATTAATTTTGATTCTTTTGGTTTTTTAATAAGTGTATTAATGTTAGCCTGATATTGATATCTAAATTCCGTAACAGCCGGAATCAATGTAAATTCTTGTGGATGTATCTGCGACCATACTGGTTGTACCCATAGCCATTCAATTGGTTCAGAACACCATATCCACCATGGATTATGAAATTTTACGTTTATATAATCGGGCCATGCGCCGGGCGCTTGTATAGGTAAATCGTGTCCTGTTGAATGTTCACCGTATCTTTTCCCCATGCCCGATTTAATATGACCTGTATTATCGGCATTTACTAGTACTTCATAATCTGCCCAAGCAGGTATTGTAAATCCGCAATTATACAAATCTGTAAGACCAGGGCATTGTTTAACTGTTCGTTCGCCATTGATCTTTGCTGGTAGAGAATTATACCAAGACGGTAGCGTATTTCTAGTTTTGGTGATGGGAAATAGGTCTATTAATTGGCCTATCGGTGCGTATGCTTCTACAATTATTTTTTTCTTTTTGTTAAAAAACATTATCGTTGCCAGTCCGTTTTTTCAATAGTAAATGGGTATTTGGCATCCTTGTAAAATTTCTTACGTTCAGTGAGATGTCTTTTTGCATACTTGCAAGTGCTAGTTATATCCCAAATTTGTACAAAATCTTTATCTTCCGCTTTTCTAATACCTCGCCCAATTGATTGTATAACCCTAACAAAGCTCTTTCCGGGCTCAAGAAGAACCATATTAAAAATCCTAGGGATATTAATACCAACAGCGGCCACACCAAAAGTCGCCACAATAATCTTGTTATCATTTGTTTTAATTTCATCATATTCTTCTTTTCTATCTTTGGTCTTAACTTCGCCTGAGATAAAAACTGCTTCTGGAATCTCATTAATTAAAAATTTGCCCGAATCAATTCTGTTGACTAGAACGAGTGTATTACCTGATAGTGATATTTTTTTAATTAATTTTGATAGGTAAATCATCCTGTCGTCATCAGTGACAAGATATTTTAATTCTTCTGGATAACTGCTGAATTCTTTCAAATCCATTAATTGGACTACTTTAACATGACAGTCACTTAACACACCTTTAGTTTGTAACTCGTGTGCTTGTATGCTGTGAATTACCGGGCCAAGGCTTGCAAAGATAGCTTCAAATTCGTGTGCTTCTTTGGGTACAGTGCCTGTTAATCCCCATCGAATTGGTGCATTACACAGATTCTGTGTAAGTAAATTTTTCAACACATCTGCTTTGGCCATGTGTACCTCGTCAACGATGACTGTCTTAACTCCGTCAAGAAATTCTGCTAGTGTTACAATATCATGTTCTTGATTCTTTGATTTTTTATCCAATATATTAAGACTTTGCCAAGTGCAAATTGTATGGGTTTTATTAAGGTCCTTGCGATCTCCATAATAGACTCCCACGTCCAAACCGCAATTAATAAAATCTTCTTCTGTTTGCTCTACCAAACTCTTGTTGGGTACGATTGTAATTGTACGACCAAAGTTTTCACATAGTCTGCTCAAGGTTGCAGTGATAATTGTTTTACCGGCACCGGTAGCTACTTCCTGTAAAGCCTGGGGATTTTTAAGAAAATTATTAATTACATCCAATTGATAGTCACGTAATTTGATAGGCTGACCTGCTTGCTGATGACCCGCTGGCCAGCAACGTTCTCCCCAAAAATCTTCAGTAACTTCTGGGAATGTCAGCTTAATCGGGTCTCTTAAATCTTCTACTTCTTCCAGCGAAATTCCCATGCTATGTAGTATTTGCATGACTTTTTCTAACTGGTTCAAATAGCCATTGCCACCAAGGCCGAATAGGCTTACAGTACCGTCCCATCGGCCTAATTTATATGCAGGATGGTATCTTGCGTAAGGTGCAAAGAACTTAAATGCATTGGCCAATTTCTTTCGTGCATCCAACTCAAGCCCTTCAATCTTGATGTTAACTTCGTCTTTTATAATTAATTTTACAATGCCCATGTACTGGTAGCCCATCCTGTGTTATTATCAAATATGCTTGGCTTATCTGCGTAACTGATGATTAAATCACATCGGTTACTATAAACTGCTGTCTTGCTATGACGCAAGTTACTACCTAACACTATAACACTTTTTGGTGCCCAGTTGCAATCTTTTAGGAAAAATTTTGGTAATTTTCCAGCTTGCACTCCGGCAACATTAGTGTCACTGTTTAGTGGTGCGTTGTAGTGATTGTCTTGGATGAATGAATTAAAAATTTTGCCATTTGTATCGTTTGGTAATCTAAAGTATATTCCGACACCTTTAGAAATTTCATTTTTTTCCAGGGAAATTTGAAGATTTTGCAAATTTTTATTACATACTGTTACATCATAACTATCAAAAACAATTAGCAAAGGCAGTCTATGCAAAATTTTTAAATTTTTCACTAGGTCGGTTAAACTATGACGACTCGAGTCGATCCACAATTTTTGCTGTGTTCTATAAATTATCAAATCTTCCAAATTTTCGTCATTTTTTCCGGTTTTTTCGGTCAAATAATGATAACGTGTTCTTCTATCATAAATTAATGATCTGTTGTTTGTTGCATCAATACCCACATCAGTTACAAATGCATTTTTTACAACATCTAATAAATTTTCACCAAAAATAAATTTTTCACACTCTTTATTAAATGTCCATTTTTTGATAATTTCGTAAAAATCCTGGATTTTTTGGTCAAATTCGAATTTATGGGGTTGAAGTGTTTCGACAATGCTTACAATATTTTTTTCTGTAAGGTCGATACTGATTAATTTTGTACTGAAGGTTACCACTCCACCCTCAATGACTTTTCCGAGACTTTGTATTGTTTTTCGTATAGTGGAACCATGGGAAAATTCGACAAAAATAGCAGATTCTCTGTCTTTTAGTGTTTTTATATAAACTCGTTTTGTAACGTCCACAATTCTAAAATTCTTTGACCAGGTTGGCTGATTTAAAATTTGTGCAATATCGGATTCGACAGTCAAAAACTGATTTTCGTATTGATATAAAATTTTAAGTAATAATCTGCCTTGATTTTCAGTGATAAAAATAGGACTATTTACAGAACTGGATAAACTTCGCAATACTTTAGCATCGCGTTTGGAAACATACTCTTCGATGGTAGGAGTAGTATGTGTTGTTATTTTTAAAAGTAATTTGTCTACGGTTATCATAATATATATTATACAGTAAAGATTTTTTAAGTCAACCTTTTTGTACTATATAATTATTTAAGGTGTTTGATGCACCTTTTGAGCAAATTAGTCTTTGCGTTCGATATCGTCTTCAGTGCAAGACTCACCATATTGTACTTCTACAATTTTACATGGCTCGTTATACGGATTATAAATTCTGTGCCAGTCATTTACTGGTATGACTACTTGAGAATGAGTAGTTAATTCGATGGTAGGCAACATATATCCCCCTGGCATACGTTGTTCTACTGCACATTTGCCGGAAGTAACGTGCCAAAATTCATGTCTGAATCTATGTCGTTGTAAACTTAAACTACATCCTGGATTAACTGTAAGCTCTTTAACTTTGGTGCCATCTACCTCATGTAGCACACGATAGTAGCCCCATAGACGTTCTGTTTTAGGTGCTTTCCATTCGGCTAAAATCCAACTTGAACTATTAGCCTTATTTGTGCCGCCTACTCCAAATTTAAATAGCACATCGGCTACTAACATTTCTGGAATATTTCTAGCATTACGATCGCCGCCGTTAGCAAATATAATTTGATCGTTGGGATAAAGTTGCTGTACGTTTTTAATTGCTTCGGTCGCAGTATTATCGTCATCGTTAAACAAGATGACGCCGTCGACCATATTAAGATTTTCTATAATGGCAGATCGTTCGTAACCGGGCATAAATGCTCGACCTTTCTTTCGCTCTAACCAGCTGTCACTGTTAAGTCCAACAATTAACTTGTCGCCTAACTTTTTAGCTTCTTTAAAATACTCAATATGACCACTGTGTAGTGGGTCAAATCCACCCGTTACTAAAACTATCTTCATAAAGTGGCATCTTCCATACCAGCGGTGCGTAATTTAATTACATTTGATAATTGCCATTGCTTAACATCTAATCCTTTAGTGATGCCAAGCCATTTGTTACGTAGTAGAGCAAATTCGTTGATAATTTTTTCAAAGTCTACAACGTCTGCTTCACCTTCAACGAACTTTTCACAGTCCCTTGAAGATAAAGCACGTTGATAGTTTTCTAAATATTTACGAAAGTGTTGACTTTTTAAGCGTCTAAGTTCGATATGCAAGTACTCAAGGATAGCTTCAATTTCTTGTAATTGACTGAATCTCTGTTCAACAATACCAGGCATACCCGCGGCCGCCCGTTCAATATTGCCTTTAATATTCGTGTCTTGACGTGCGCCAATTAACTCATCGTTAAAGTATGACACAGCATCTGGAATATAAGAAATGTCTTTGCTAACCTTGGCGTACCACATATTATTCTAACTCTTTATAGTCGTCATCTTCGTCGGACTCTTCATCCAAATAGTATTCAATTGCTTGATCTAACACACTGTCGACACCACTTGCACCTTCTAATACTCGATCGCTTGTACCAAAATCTGCTAGTAGGTCTACATATCGTTCAGCCGCTACATCAATAATTTTCTTGTCGATGTATTCACTAAACAAGATCCAAATATCTGCTATTTGTGTTTCATTCAACATTTTCGTCCGTCTCCTCTGGAATGGTAATTGTTGCTATTTCAGGTTTGATATGGAATTTTGCCATTATCATATCTAATTTATCATCTTTCCATTCTTTACGGTAGAATTTGAATTCCTCGCCTGTCTCTGGATCAATCCACTTCAAGCGATTACCTTCTTGTTTTAGCAAGCCAGCTTTCTCGCACATATCGACCATTCCTGAGTACGGATTCATGCCTGTCTCGTATGGAATTTTAATTTGTACAGTTTCAAAAGGTTTGCTGTAACGAGTCTTCATGATCTTGCAACTTGCACGAATACCCATCACATCACTTACCTTATTGCCATCCTCATCTTCTTTGAGTTTGAGTTTTTTCATAGCAACAACAATACTAGATGCATAGACGAAACCTTGTCCGCCACTAATCTTGTCATCTGGATCAAACATATCTTGACTTGCGTATGTGTGGTTGGTACATACCATGCCCACATTGTAACTACCAAACATGTTTACACAGTTACGCACCAAACTGGTAAGTGCTTTAGGTTTACGGCCCATATCACCCTTCATGTCACCAGCTTGGAACTGGTTAATGTCAGTAGGGGTAAGCAACATACCCAACGAGTCTATGACAAATAAGACTTTAGGACGCTCTGCCATTTCTTTATACTCTTTCATGAATTCGTGAATGGTTTTAGCCACATCATCGATCATTGCCATGTTGAGTTTAAGAAGCTTGTCTTCGCTAGTATCTACATCAAGTGCGTGTAGCCACTTTTCGTCAAGTGCATTTTCTGTATCGATCAAGATAACATAAATGCCTTGCTTCTGTGCGTTAGCAACCAAATTACCTGAACAGATAAAACTTTTACCTGCGCCAGATTCTCCAGCAAACACAGTTACTTTTCCTAACGGGATTCCTTTGTTAAAATCTCCGCTGATTAGATAGTTGAGCGTGTAATTGCCTGTGCTAACCCAATCTGTTGGATCATTAAATCCAACACCAAGTCCGTCAATAGACTTAGTTAATGTTTTTCTAAATTTTGATAAATCGAAGGCTTTTGTAGCCATAAGTTAATTCTCCTATGATGATGTAAGGGGACCGAAGTCCCCTTATTTTTACTTCTGACGATTACGAATCATTGCCAAGATGTCTTGGGCACGTGAGTCGCCACCTGCTGATTCAGATGCTGTTGGCGCTGGTGCGGCCTTGGCTACTGGAGCAGGTGTATCATCTTCATCATGTGCTTGTGCTACTGGAGCACTTGCTTTTGGAGTTGCTTTAGGATCACCAGTATTTTGGCTCATCCCTGCTGGTTTGAAATATTGTCCCCAACGTTCCATATCATATGGATCGCCGTCAACTGACGCTTCAAACATTTCTTTCATAACTTTCAATTCAACTTCGCCTGGCTTCTTAGGTAGGAAGTCTGACAAATTAAACAAGCCATGGTCTTTGATTGCGGCCTGTTCAGCATCGTTTAATGGACGCTCACGACGTGCCCAACTTGAAGTTGAGTAGTCAGCATAACCGCCTTTTGAACCTTTCTTCATGCGATAGTCTAAGCCATGCACCAAGTCAGTTGGCAAGTCTTCCAATTCTGGATCAACCAATGCCGCACGAATACTTGTAAAGATTTGAGGTCCGATGATAAAACGACGAATTGGATTTTCTGGAGTTTCCTCGCTTTTTTCACCGAGTCCGTCTTCAACAACGAAACCTTGGAAAATGTATGAACGCTTTTTCCAGTATTTACGACCCATATCTTCTAGTGCTGGGTCTTTAAACCATGCACGTACTTCTGCCAAGATTGGGCATGTGTCGCCATACATTTCTACGCATGGAACTTGTACTGTGATTGGTTTGCTTTCTGATTCACCTTTGATTCCAGCGAATGGCAATTTGATCATTGCACGTTCCACCCAGAAAAAAGTGTTGTCGGTGTTACCGTCTGGTAAAAATCTAAGTGTAGATTCGCCACCTTCTTTGAGATTCCAGAATGGATAAATTGACTTATCACCACCTGTACGTTCTCCTGAACCTTTTTGTTCAGATGCTTTTAGTTTTGCTCGGATTTCTGCTAAAGATGCCATAATTGTTCTCCTATTAATAGCCTTAGTTTGCTTTATGTGCCTATTATTGTTTTACCACCTTGATAAAACAAAAAGTGCATACATGTTATTGTACGCACTTTTATTTATAAGAGCAAGAGAAATCTCGCCTGAAATGTGAGTTGTTTACTCAATTATCTGTGATGTACCAAACTAATAAGTCTGTTCAATTCATCATCAGAATAGCCAGCCGACTCTCCAATTCCAGTATATTTGTTCAAACGTTTCATACTAGTCTGACTGCTAGTGATACCACCCATGGTTTCTGGTTTTTCTTGACCATAATCATAAACCCATTTTGCAGAACCGGGACCACCCCTACCGCCACCGGATACTTGGTAACGATAGCGATTGCCATTAATCCAATAAGTATCACCGCTTTTAGGAGTTGGTATTGCTTTTGTTAATTGATCGAGCGGAACAGTACCCGGAGCAACTGGTGGATTTGCTAAACTGCCAGTTGTATCTAATTCTGGACTACCAGCGTTGGCTGTGGCTTTAGGATCTACTTTTTGAGCACTGTTTGGAGGAGCTGGTAATTTTCCACCAATAGGATCGCCAGTCTTAGGATCAAAACCATATTTTTTCATTGTGGCCAGCCAGCCTGGATCGCCTAAACTCATGGTGCCCGGACCTTGTCCTGGTAATACATTATAAGCTCTACCAACGCCTAACATATCCATAAACTCGTTAAATTTTGCCGCGTCCTTCTTAGGACCGGGCTTGTATTCAGGAGGCAATTTGTCGCCAGCGTTTTCTGTTTCCGGACCAAATGAACCATCAACTGCAACTTTAGCGCCGTGTGCGTTTAACCAATGTTGATAAGCTCTTGTACCTGGATTAACTCGGCTGGCGCCAGTTGTGGGTTTCACAGTATTTGTTTGAGCTGGTGGTTTGCCAGTATTTGTTTGAGCTGGTGGTTTGCCAGTATTTGTTTGATTAGTATTTGGTAATGGGTTAGCTTGCTGAAATTTATTAACTTCAGCACCCAAATCGTTAATCTCATTTGCTACAGGACCTGTAATAAGTCCACTTTGCAAACCCTGTTGTAATTCGCTCCACAATGCATCTAATTCTTCACGTGGGCTAGTTGCTTCGTCTAACTGAATGTCAAAATGTTCTAACAATGCTAGGCCGATTTTAGATTTAAAAACAATGCCTTCTTTAGATATTTTAAGCCCTGCACTTGATGTTCCTGGTGGAACTAAACTATAATTGCCAAGATCTTTGTTTATCTGACCCATGTTAGGGCCGATAGTTGTATTGGTTTGTGCGTTAGGAGCACTACTTCCAATAATTTGTTTAATGCGGTCAATCTTCTTTTGTACTTCAGGATTTGTAGTTGTTGCTGTAGGTGCTGGTGCTGTAGGTGCTGGTGCTGTAGGTGCTGGTGCTGTAGGTGCTGGTGCTGTAGGTGCTGGTGCTGTTTTTGTCAAAGACCGTGTTGCTGGTGCTGTAGGTTCTGTAGTAACTGGTTTAAATTTATTTGGCGCACGAGCCGCAATATACGGATCTGTTAAATCAGGTTTGCCGCCGCCTTTTGTTGCCCATGCTTGATCTTCTGGACTCATAGCTGAGTAGATAGCAGACTGTTCGGGATCATTAGCATAAGGATTTGTAGTTGCTGTAGGTGGCGTAGCGACTGTAGCCTTTCCATTAGCGTCCGGCGGATTCATCGCTTGAAATCTGGATACTGCTGGTTCTGCTTCTTCGATTTTTCTAATTGTTGCTAATAAGTCATGTAAACCGTTCATAATAGTTCCTTACTTTAGTCCTGATAATTTTCTAATGATAGATAAACTTTCGTTAATGCTTCCGTGTTGTGGTACTGGGGATTCCTGTCCGTTAGTATTTACTCCGGCTAACTGTTTCATTCTATCATGTTCTTGATTGTGTACACTACTAGGAGGATCAACTTGACGAATCTTCATAATTACACGTTTTAAATCTTCAGGATTTGCACCTGGAAATTCTTTTATTAATTTTGTTTCTAAATCAGTAGCGCCGCGGGTAAAATTCTTTGCTTCTTTGTTGTAAAAACCACTGGCAAAATCCATCATGTCTTCATAGCTGTCGCCAGCTGGTTCACTTGGTGGTGCAATTTGTTTAGCTGTTGGATCTTCTGGATCCATTCCAAGCTCTAACATTATGTCATGTAAGGTCTTGTCGCCAATTTTAGTATCTGATTTAGCACCTTTCTTCAATGCTAATTGTGCCAATGCTCTTGCACGGTCCATACCTTTACCGTTTTGTGAAGATTTTTTAAATGATCCTTTGGGTGCATCGTGCGGAGTTTTATCGTGCCATGGCAAATCTTCGCCTTCTTGTACTGGTGGTGCAGGCGGAGCTTCAGGTGCAGGCGGAGCTTCAGACGCAGGCGGAGCTTCAGGCGCAGGCGGAGCTTCAGGTGCAGGCGGAGCTTCAGGAGCCGCGCCCTGTTGTGGCTCTTGTGATTGATCGTTACCACTGCCTAAATCTTGTGGAAATACTTCTTTGGCTAACTTAGGATCGTGTTGTTGTAAAAATACTTGGATGATAGGACGAGCATCTAAATTAGGATCGCTGTCTGCAATCATGCCATGTAATTCTTGATCGTTAATTAATTCTTTAATAGAGTCAATGCGATTAGGGTCGCCTTTTAATTCGCCCTGTGCCATTAAATCTTTAAGTTGATCTATAGCATCTTGATTACCATTGAGTGCATCTGCGCCCTCAGATTCGCCCATGATAGTATTTAAAAAACTTTCAAAACGATCTGCTTCTTTGAGACGTTTGCCGTCTTTATTGTATTTTCCTGATTCCTTTTTAGAAATAGCAACAGCGGCTTGGATCGCTCCAGCGCCTGCTTCATCTAGCGATGAAGAATCTTTAACTTTAAATTTGTGAACAGTGCCAGTTTTATCTTGTCGCATATGAACTTCTTTTCCATCATTATGGATACATTTTCCTGTACACATTTTTCCAGTTTTTGGTTCGTAATAATCGCTATGTCTATCAATGTCCATATCTCTAGCCCAAATAGGATGCATAGAGTTTTGGATGGCATGTTGTTTATGATCGACTGTTTCGTCCAACACGTCGTCTGGATCCAGTTCTCGAGTTGGGATTTCACTTTCATCAACCAGTTTATAGATGTATGGAAATACATCTTTTAATTCTTCTTTGAAACTACGTACTGTCAAACGATCGACCCAGTCCAACATGATTTCTTCTGGGATTTCTCTTGCTTCGTGTGGAGCAAAGTTTTCTGCAAATACTTCGTAATGTTTGGATTGTTGTAGTTGATGTATTTCTTTTTTAACTTGATCAATACGCTCAATAACTTTATCGTTAACAGCACTCATGGATTCTGATACAACTGGAGTACGGCTAACATAGCCTTTGAACATGCGTAATTTGCTTAATTCTTCTGACAAACTAACCACATGTTGGCCAATAGCATCGTATGGATTGCCGCCGTGAGCAATATGCTGTGCCATTGCACGAGCACCATTCAAATGACGTACTGGATAACGGAAACGTTCACCAACTGCATTTTCAATGTAAATTGCATCAATGTGCATTGTTCGACCAGCGGCCAAATCATAGTTAACAGGTTTGCTGTGTCGAACAACAAGACGTGTTTCTCCGAGGTCTTGATAACTCACTTTTGAGGTACCCCACATTTTACTTTCCATCATTGGTTCTTCTCCGCTTTTTGCATGGAATTCGTAATCACGTTTGTCTAAATTACTCTTACCCATGTTGTTAATTTCATAGCCTAACATATTCTGTCTAGCAAAATTTCTAAAACTTCTAATAAATTTATATGCTCCATGATGTGGTGTTTCATCTTCGTCATCGATTAAATCACCACTAACTTGGATTACTATGCCGTCTTCTGCATCTAAATTAATTGAGATAGTGCCTAGAGATTGTCCGCCTTCTTTGTATTCAAACTCGAAAAAACGAGCCTTTGGGATATCTGTCTTTTTACTCAAAACTACAGCATCTTCACCCGCAATTTTAATGTCGGGGAAACGGGTTTGTATTTTTCCGTAAAGTTCTTTTGCTACTTGATCTAAATTTGGTTCCATATGATATTTATCACAGCCCTGATATAAAAATAGGCATCGGCGGCTCGTAATCCTCTTGAAATTCGTCACCTGTGCTGATGCTGTCAAACACTCTAATGTCCCAATCTGCTAGTACTGCACTTAGTCGCACAATGAGTAACAGGCTGGAAACTAGGTCGTCATGTAAGCCCACTTTGGCTTTAAAAGTGGTTCCGTGGGCTATGAACCCTTTGAGTTCGCTGATAGTTTGCTTGCTAAAAATCTTCATTTTATCAGCTTCGATCAAGAATTTCAAGCGGGCGCAAGCTGATATTTTGTTGCCAAATGTAGTATTAAATCCCTTACGGAACTTGCGTACATTGCCCTTGCGGACTGGCTCGCTAACAAACATTCCTGGAAAAGTTTCCTCACCCTGATCAGCAATACATATCAGTGCGCTTTCACCCACGGTGTTATTTTCCACACTCCAGTATATACTATTATTGTTATTCTCTCCGATCTTTTCTTGAATATGCCTTAATATTTCTCTAAGTATTCTAACCTGTCCTTCTACCGGTGTAATGTTATGTTGCCATTCTCCTATTTGTGTGAAGCTAGGCAACTCAAATACCTGTATTGCACCAAAGTCTCCGCCTGTACCCAAGCTAGGATCCAATGCTACAGCATAAAGATGTCCTGCTTCTGGTTCTTTGTACCAGCGCACTTGCCCCATTCTAGTTTTAGGATCGCGTCCTACCAATTCTGCTAGTTTAAGAGAACTGATCAGTGTTTCATCGTATACTAAGAATTCGCAACCGTATTCACGACGAAAACGTTCTTCTCCGATACGCCCCATCTCAGTTGCTTTCCATGCATCGTCACGATCCGGATGCTCATACCACTCTGCACGGAATCCGTGGAATCCGTTACGACCAATGCCATCTAATTTTTCGTTGCCAAACTCATCGAACAAGTCCTTGCTTTCTTTCCAGATGAGAGCAAATGTATCCTCGTCACTATTGGGTGTACTAGTAATAATTGCTCGTCCACCTGTTGCTAGTGTTGGCGATATCGAAGTCCAAAATTCTTCAGCAATGTTAGGTTGTACGAAAGCAAACTCATCACAATACAGTAAGGATATGGACATACCACGACCGGTGTTGCCAGTAGTAGTAGCTGATACAATTCTTGATCCGTTGTCAAAATCTATACTTCCTTTGTTGTAACTTACTACTCCACACCTAATATGGTCAGCGCACAATTCGTATCCATAACGTATACGTTGCATAATTTCCTGTGCGCCTGTGTATTTGTGTGCGGCCACTAGGATAGTTTGATCCGGATGGAACATGGCATACCATAACAAATATGCTGAAGCACATGTAGTTTTACCACTTTGACGTGGTAGCATATTAATGTTGAAACGAAAGTCGTGATATGCATCCAGCAAGCGTTCTTGATAATTATAAGGTTCAAATTTTACCTTACCTCTAACAGGGTGTTGGATATGAAAGAAGTTTTTACTGAAGTGATGATATCCTGCTTCAGGGTCGGCACACATTAACAAATCGTTAATTTGCTCTTCTGTAAAACGTTCTTGTTTGTGCGCCTTTTTGGTTAAGACGCCGTCTAGTGATTTTGCCATATGTTTATTTAATGAAAAAAATAGCTCCCGAAGGAGCTATTTGGCACTATCTACAGAGTGCTAACTGCGACGAATTACTTTTTATATTTGTTAAACTTGTCTTGAATTGGCTCTAAATCTTTGCCTTCTTTACCGGCTTTGGCAAGTGCTTGCATGCCTTTTTTACCGTACTTCATAACACCCTTGGCCGCACGACTCATTGTTCTGTCTTTGCCTTCGCGTAATTTAACTTCTTGATATAAATTTGCCAACTCACCCACTAGGCCTTCTTTCATAGCCATCGGGTTGTCACCGCTACGATAACTGTGTTTGTGCATACGTTGTGGTTCGTCGGAGCCTTGTGCTAATGTGTTAAGCATGTAATTCTGACCTTGATATTTGGCATTTGGACGATTTGCAAATTCTTCTGAAGCTAGTTGTTCTGAGCTAGAACCTGAATCAGTCGGCATCGAAGAACTCATATCTGATGAACTGGCAGTTGCTGGCATGTCATCTTCGTCTGTCATTTTATCGCCGCCCAATGCTTTCCTTGGATCTTTACCTAATGCATGTGCTAGACCAACGGCTTGTACTACAGGAGCAATTGCGTGTTTAATTTTCGGGTCAATGTCTTTGTCGTCTTGTGGCTGTGCATCCAGTTCAGCTTCAGGTTCGTCATCGCCAAACACAATTTCTTCATGTCCGTGTTCTGGTTCAGCACCAAAATCATGTTCTGGTTCAAGTTCTACTTCACCGCCCATCATGCTGTCTACACCATCTGGTTCAGCATCTATGTGCATGTCGTCCGGACCAATATCAATAACAGGTTCTGAATGGACGCCGTTAACAGCACTTTCAATATTTTGTAAAACATTCATTAAATCACGTATTCCGCCTTTACCAGTAGCATTCATACTAACATTCATGCTAACTGTATCTTGTTGTGGCATTTGGTGAGGCATTGGCATATGACCAGGCATCATATCTCCACATTCAACTACAGCGCCCTCGTCGATCCTACGGATTTTTTGTGCTAATTCTTGAAAGTTCATTTTACTTTTCCTTTGCTACCAGAGACTGGGCTCTTAGATGCTTTTTCAGTATATTCTTGTTGCAGTTGAGCAGTTTCTTTTTGACCTTTGACAAATAGCTGATCGTTAGTGCCAGTTACCTGCTCTAATTCATGTTTGGTCGCATTTAAATCTTTTAAGAAACTCATTACACGTTTTTCACCTACTTGTTCTTGAGCACCCGGAATTTGTTCTAATTCCGGAGTATTTAATAAAGCACCTTTACCGTCTGGAACTGCCATAAATTGACCATTCATGTTTGCTTCGGCTTCTTCGCCTAGTGTACGTACTAGGATTTTACTTTCGCTAACACGTATGGCTTGTGCAAGTGCTTCTTTAACTACCTGACTTGTTGTTGGATAATTTAATACCACATCAAATACTGAAATCTCGCTAAACTTAACATTAGGAAAATCGATAGGACTTTCCTGGATAGGTGTGCGCTTAGGCTTGCTAATGCTTTGTACATCAAACTTGTCTAATCCAAATTTCACATCGTTTTCAAATCCGTCTGGGAGATCGCCGGCAATTTTGATCTTGAATTCGTAGATCTTTTTGCTTTCTGTTAAGTATTCTTTAAATGATTTCATAGTGGTTTCCATCTAGTATTTATTTCATTTTCTTTAATTTTTCAATCAAACTATTGCGGTCTGTTATAATAACTCCATCGCCCTGGATGCTGATTCCTTCATCACTATTTGCAGAATCTTGATCTAACTTGGCTTTTTTAAGCTGTAGTTCTATCATTTTCAGCTTTTTGTCAATCTTAGCGGCTTTGGCATCAATAGCATTTTTTAGCATACCGCCTGCTACTTCAAAAATACGTCCACTATAACGTGCTTCCACATTCATACCAAGATCCATTAGATCGTCATAGGCATCTGTAGCACGTTGCGCCAGTGCGTCAAATTCTGCATCAGCCGCGTCCCCTAGGCCCTTGACTGCTGGAAGACTAGCTGAAATCTTATCAAATTCTTCCATACTGCGTAGAAACGGTTCTGGATCTACCGGCGCAACTCGTTGTTCTTCCGCTTTTACTAGCTTTTTGCTTTCAGGTAAATTAAGTAATTCTTCAAGTTTCTTCATATTATTACTTATGCATTGCCTTGATGGAATAAATCATTTTCATTCAGTACACGAAACCTAATTCCTTGTTGTTTACACCAAGCATTGGCACTGCCCCATTTAGCCTGATTTTTAATAAATTGTGCTTGATTATATTTGTTCTTACCTACACGTTCTAATATCTGTTGGCTTGCTGGTTTAATTTCTATTAATTCTACTGAGACTTTTCCAGTTTTATCCACATATTGTATAAAGAAATCTGGCACATAAACGGTTTGCTTACCAGTCAGTGGATCCTTATAGGGTATTTTAACTGCTTCGCTAGCCCATTTTTGTACACTAACGTTAGTGTCGCAAAATCGCATGAACTGAAATTCCCAACTACTACGATATGTAGGACTCTTAAGCCCTACATACTTTTCGGGGTGAGTCATGGTAAATTTACCTTTAGCAAATTTTAAACTCATATCAGTATGTTACGTGCTTCGTAAGGGTTTTCAACATTAGACACACGATATCCTAACAAACTGGTATTTTCTCTATAGCCATTCAATATCTGTGCAACCACTTGACTCATTTGTAAATCACTGAGACCTTTCATTGTGTCCAATATTTGAAACACATTCACGTTATCAATACGTGCTTGATTTAATAATACAATGGCAGTACTACGTGCGCTGTCTTCGTCAAAGTTGCGCTTAAGGAAAAAACTCACAACGGCATCAATTTGTGCGGCAGGAAAACTTACTTCGCGCTGATAAAACTTGTCAAAGAATTGTTTGACAGGTTGTGTAGAATCTGTAGCTATTGTTACTGGTAAATTTGATCCGTTCATTTGGCACCTATTTTGCTTTGGGTTGCTGGAGTTGCTTTTGTTGATCCGTTTGCTCCCGAAAATGCAACACCTAAGTTATTGTTATTGGGGGTCGAGGCGGAGGTTTTGGCCAGATCAACAATGCTATTTGTACTCTGAGTTGGAGTTTTGCTATTGGTGTATGTATTAATACTTTTAAGAGCATTGTTAATTATGCTGGATTTGTTATTGGGTATAGTGTTAATACTGCCTAGTGTCGGTGTTGAGCTTATATCAGCAAGTGTTGCCGTCGTTTGATTAGCATGGTCCAATGGGCTCGGAGCTTGATCGTAATTTTGTAAACCAAAGCCTTCAGGCTCTCCTGCTTGAATTTTTCCATTGCCGTATTCGACTGCTTCAAATTGTATTGTACAATCATTATCGTGTGTTCCTGTGCCTGCATAATCTAAACCGTTGTGACTCCAACTGGTAAAAATAGGATTGATTAATTTGTAACTGACATAATTACCTTGTGCCATTTGATAAATTGTGATGTAATCAAAAAACGGAGCAGTGGCGCCGTTATCTAATCCGTAGGGAGTTCTAATATAGTTAAATTTTCTTATTGCTGTACGATTAAATGCTCCCTGTACACCTGCGCTACCTGGATCCGCATAATAGTACCCGTAATAATTCTGCCATAGTTGATTAATAAGTCCTAAATTATCATCGTGAAATTTAAGACTAATTACTTCGTAAGATACTTTGTTTTGAATATTTTTTTTACGATTGTACTGATTAACAACATCTGTGTTTATAGTAAACTTAGGTAAACTTACACTTTTGACCAACATGTTAATTTGTGTACTATACGTTGTACCAAGAGTTATATTTTTTAAAGCATTTTTATTGATATGAAATGCCACATGAAATAGGAACTTTTGTTTGGGGCCGTAAATCTGATTACTATCTGTAAACATACGAGCGGCATGTTGCCAATCTCGTAAGGTGGCATTGCTAGTATTGTTTGCAAGAAGTTTATTGTTTTGATTGGCCATACAAATATTTAGCCATTAAAAAACCCGCCTTAGCGGGTTTTTTATTTATTGTCCGCCGCCAGTAGCTAGTGTGCCGCCTACTGTTGGTCTAATATTTGTAGCTGATCCAAGCCCTGATCCGCTTGGTGTTTGCAATGCATTATCCATTTGTAATGTTAATGTAATTTCTGCAGGGCCCTGCTGGCTGTAATCAAGTCCTTCGTAGTTAACTTGACTAACATAAACACCATAACATACCCATGTTTCAAGTACATTAACTGTGCTACCACCATTGCCGCCGTCTAACATTTCAATACGTAGAGTAAATTTATAGTCTAAACCGCTGGCCGCACTTGATTGCTCGTAAAAGTCAAACTGTTTCTGCATTTGTTCGCCAACTAGCTTGCTAACAGCACCGGTGCTGTCATCACGTAGTTTAACTGAGATCGTTTGCCATTTTGGTTTACCGGCATAGTGAATCTGGCTGTTATAAATGTGAATAGTTTGATCTTCAAACTGCACATTAGGACGAGCGGCAGAAATTACCTGCTTGGTTAATTCAGTTGTAGGTGTGCTAACGCCAAAGTTTTCAAATGACAGACGAAATCTGTACTTGAGCTTTGGCATTAACATGCCTTGCGATGTTGCGCTTTGATCTGATGCTAATGGT